TAAATGATAGATTGCCTGTACTTAAAAGACTATCTAAAAACAGACAAGATGTTTTAGTAGAAATGGCATATCAAATGGGTATAGATGGATTGTTAAAATTTAAAAATATGATACAAGCCTTAATAGGAAAGAATTATGATAGAGCAAGTAGAGAAATGCTTGATAGTATATGGGCAAGACAGACACCTGAAAGAGCTAAAGAATTAGCCAATAAAATGTTAAAAGGATAATAGATGGCAGTAGATACAACTGGTATAGGAGCATTATATGATGCACTTGAAGCTAAACTAACAAATACACTTGATGCACAATGGAATAGTGGGAGACTAACTGGTTCTGATTATGCACAAGTTCTTAGCAGTACACTTACAGAAGCATTGCAACTATCAGTTAAAACAGTACAGGAGCAACCACAAGTAGATGCAAATGTTGCTTTAATACAAAGACAAACTAAAGGCTTTGATGATAATAAGTCCAGCTCTGATTACAAATGATGAAGCAAGTACATTATATACAAATCTTAAAACAGAATTAGGAATATAAATGAATTTTGAAACAGTAGATAGAACCACCTTGTTAGATACTGTAAAGTCTATGACATTTAGAGGTCAAGATATTAAAGAAGCACAAGACTTTGGAGTTGGTTCTATTCTACAATGTTTTGAAAGTGTAAATAAAAGGTTTTCACGATATTTTATTATTTATGATAACAAAGAACCACAAGCTGTTGTTTCCATAGACAGGTGTGGTTTATTGACATTTTTTACAAGTAACTCGATAACAAACAAAGTTGCTTATATAAAATGTTTAAAATCAATAATGCAATGGTATTTAAAAAATTATGAAAAAAGTATGTTTGTAAGAGTAGCAAAATGGTACACAGAAGCTAATCGTATAGTTAAAATAATAGGATTTAAATTATATGAAAATCACGACTATGATTATATATATTATATAGAGGAAAAATAATGGGTGGTGGTGGAAAAACACATACAGTTGGTGATTTATCTACCTCTCACATGATGAATCAGTCAGATAATCTTTTTGTTAAAGATATAGTAAGGTCAGCAGCTTATGCCAAAACAACAAATGCTATGGATATCGGGAAAATGATGCAACATAACATTTCTACATTTACAAATTCAGCTGTATTTGAGAGATTTGGGGTTGCTCCTAAAATTAACTTTTTACAAGATAAAATAACATCAGCAAGTGTTTTGAGTGCATTAATTCATAATGGATATTCAAATGCAAGTTCAGTTACATCTTATAGTACAAATGATGATAACGGTACAGTTATAAGGTATGACTATCATTTTATTAAAGATTTCTTGTCAACAACTTATTCTATTAACCTAGTAACTACATTAACTGAAAATGATACTATTCTTTATTCTGGTTCTACAAGAACATTCCCAGCTGACTTTTATCAATATAAATTAAACATTGATACAACAATGTACTATTTAGACTCTTCTTCAACAAAAGTAAATTTACTATCAGATACAACAGGATATTATATAGTAAGCGGAAGTACAAATTATTATTGTTCAAATGCTGAATATTTTTCAGTATCTTCTATTGATTTAACAAATGAAATAGTTAATGTTAAATGCGATATTGTATTTACTGATTCATCTTCAAGTACAATAACTCAAACAGTTTATACAACAATTCCATTACCAATCGATTCAAGTATGTATTATATTATAAAGTTTGTAGATACATCAAATGCGACAAATTATGCAGTATTGCCAAAAAATACTATTATGGCAGAAGCCTTTAAAGATAAATATGCACTATTATATGTTGTTAAAAATAATGGAACATTAATTGCAGAAAGCACTCATTATAAAAAAGCTTTATATATAAAATTAGGACTTCAAAAAACAGATTTTGATAAACAAATAACATCTAATTCAGATATAAAAAGTGTTGCAATGTCTTTTTCTGCAAATATAAACAACCCTAAATATGCAACATATATAAATCAAATATATGGTGTAAGTGGAAACAGAAACAGAGTAACAATAAATGGTGAAGTTTCACTAACATACGAAGCTGGAACAAAAGGTTATACTCTTGTTTACAATGGTTCAAAATCAGGAGTGAACTCTTTTAGTACTGAAGTAGCAGATGATGGTTCTCATGATTATATGCTATTACCTCTTGATGCCTTTATGGATGTATCATTAAAAAAGAAATATGAAATGGTAAAAGAAACAATGAATATTATAACTTATTCAACACATACTTATCATACAGCATGGTATCAAAGTGGAATATTCGGAGTAGCACTAGGGCTTGTTGCTATCTTGGTATTTCATGTTCCTATCCAGCTGGTTCTTGGAGGAATGATACTTATGAAAATAGCTAATGCAATTTCTCCTATATTAGGAATGGCAGTATCTTTGTTTTTTGCTTATGAAGGATTTATGAATGCTAAAAGCATAATGTCAGAAATTGCAAATGTAGCAAAAGGTATAGGAACTATATCTAAATATTATTTTAAAATAGGTTTAGAAAAAGGTTCAGCAGAGTTAAAACAATTATTTGAACAGAACCAGGCTTTAGCCAAGAAGTTACAACAATTAAAGAAACAAGCAATATATCAACCACTTGATTATACACAAAATTATTATGATATGATATACAGTGTACAGTACAATTATGATGACATGTATAACTATGATAATTTGTATAAAAACAATAATATGGTATAATTCTAAAAAGGTAGGAAAATGATAGAGAAAAAGACTTTATTAAGAAACTTAAAAGAAGAGTTTGAAGAAGCAAAGAATGCTAAAGCTATTATTAACTCCAGAATAGCTGAGTGGAACGATAGATACAATGCTAAACCACTAGGCAATGAAAAAAAAAGCAAAAGTCGATATGTCTCACAAGATATTAAAAAACTATTAAAATCACAACTACCAATTATTCTTGAACCTTTTGTAAATACAAATGATATAGTAAGGTGTCAAGGCATTAATGCAATGTCTATTCAAAAAGCAGAAAAAATAGAACCTCTTCTAAACTATCAATTTTGTAGAGAATTTGATAGATATAATTTTATGAAAAAAGCAATCAAAATACTGCAAAGAGAAGGTAAGGTTGTAGCAAGAACAGGATGGCAACTAAAGACAGAAAAGCAAATAATCCAAACACCAGCTGGTTCTATGGAGATGATAGTTCCTGTTGTTAACAAACCTGATGCAACTATTAGAAAAAATGAAAATATCTTTATTGACCCAACAGCTGATGGTGGAGAACCAAACTTTATAATTGAAAGATATGAAATTACAATATCAAGTCTTAGAGAAAACAAACATTGGTTCAACCAAAAAGCAGTTGAGCAATTAGCAGAATTACAATTTTCACAAGAAGATGATGAGTATGATAGTGCATTAGGAGCAAACAGAGAAGTTGATGAAATTGAAAGAGGTGGTTCTGATAACTTTACTCCAACAGATAAAGCAATGAGAAAAGTAACTGTTTATGAATATTGGGGAAAATACGATATTAACCAAGATGGAATAGCAGAACCAATTGTGTGTGCTTGGTGTGATAACATAGTTCTGAAACTTGAAGATAATCCTTATCCTGACAATAAATTACCTTTTGTAATATGTGATTTTGAAGCAGAACCATTTATGAATTATGGAGATAGTGCTGTTGAAGACTTAATAGACAATTCACAAATTATAACCATAATTAAAAGAGGATTAATTGAAAATATGGCTGCTGCCAATTTAGGACAAAAAGCTATAGCAAAAGGTGCATTAGATACTATAAATAAAAAGAAATTTTATGATGGCGAAAACTTTGAGTACAATAAAGGCTTTGGAGAACCGTGGCAGGATGAATACCATCAAATAGGGCAAACACCTATGGCTATGCTTGAAATGCTTGAAAACGACAATGAGAACATTAGTGGAGTGACAAGAAATGCAATGGGGCAAGGAATACCAAGTCTTAATGCTACACAAGCTAATCAAGTAGAAACAGCATCACAAAGAAGAATGTTAGATATAGTAAGAAATATAGCTAATAACTTTGTTAAGCCAATACTTAGAAAATGGTTAGCATATGATGCAGAATTCTTATCACCACAAGAATTTATTTATATTACAGGCAAAGAACCACTATTAATAGACAAGAAAGACCTTGATGGTTCCGTGCACATGGAAATGCAAATATCAACACAAGCAGTTGACGACCAGAAAGCAAAACAATTAGCATTCTTGTTACAAACTTCTCAACAAGCACAAGACCCTCAAATAACTAAAATGCTATATGTTAAATTACTTAAACTAAATAAAATGTTTGAAGAAGCTAAAGCTCTTGAGTCTTACCAACCACAACCTGACCCTATGCAACAACAAATGCAAAAATTACAAATGGCTCAAGCAGAAGCAGATGTTCAAGCGACTAAAGTTAAAGCTATGCAAAATGAAGCAGATATACAGCTTAAACTTGCTAAGGCTAAAGATGCTGGTTCTAAAGCAGATATTAATAATCTTAATTATGTACAATCAGCAACAGGTCAAGACCATGCAAATGAATTAGACAAGATAGGCGCAACAGCACTTGCAAAAGAAAATATGACCTCGTCAAGTCAATAAACTGATAGATTTTAGAAGGAGTCAAAAATGACTAACCAACAAGAACAAGAAGTAGTAGAGATAACAGAAGAGGAGCTTAAAGAGTACGAAGAGTCAAAAGCTTTAAGGGATGCTATTTTTAAGTTAAAAGGAAATAGATATTTTAAGTTATTAATGAAAAACTTTATTGACAAATCATTAGTTAGTCTTGGATTGAATTTAGGAGTACAGTCTCAAATGAGAGGTGAAATAAATGTACAAATAGAGTCAAGAAGAGTATTTAATGATTTTTTAGACCAAGCAATATCTTATGGAAATGATGCAGAAGAAGTTCTTAACGGAGTAGAGTAATGGATAATACAGAAGCTATAAACAATGAAGAACCAAAAGTAATGTCAGCAGAAGAATATGATGCTGAATATGATAAACTTTGGGATAAAGCTAACGATATTGCTCCAGAACCAGAAGAAGAAAAAACAACTACTGAACCAGAAGTAGTAACTGAACCTACCGTAGAAGCTGAAGCAAAAGAACCAGAAGAAGGGAGTAAAGAGCCTGAAGCAGAAGTTGGTTCTAACAATGAATTAGAAGTTGAAAAACAAAAAATAGATGATGATGCTTCTATGAGTGAGCAAGAGAAAGAAGTTGCTAAGGCTTTTTTAACTACTAAATATAGAGGAACTGAATTAAGTTTTAACAAAGAAGAAGCAAGTGAATTAGTATCAAAAGGTATTGACTATACACAAAAAACACAAGAGTTGGCTCAATGGAGAAGACTTATAGAAAATACCAAAGATATACCAGAGAGTGACATCAATGCTTTAAAAGCACTAAAAGATGGAAATAAAGACGCACTTTTACAATTGGCTAAAGAATACAATGTTGATTTGTACGACCTTGATGCTGAAAAAGAACCAGAAGTGCCAAATTATTTAGAACAAGGCAACCAACCAGTACAAGAGGAGTTGCAAAGAATATCACAAAGAATAGAGGCAGACACAAACACTCGACCAAAAGTTGAGCAAGTTTTAGATATATTGCCACAAGAGTTTAAGGAACAAATGGCAGTTAATCCAAAATTATTGGAAGGCTTATATTTAGATGTCAAACAGGGAGTAACGGACAATATACTTAATGAGGCTTTAAAATCTTATTATGTATCTGGAGGAGATTTTTTGAACCACTATCAAGGTGCATATCAAAAAGTTTATAGCAATCAGACATTGGAACCACAACAAGTCCAACAAGTCCAAAAAGCTGTACCACCAAAAACAACTAATACCGCCCCTGCAAAAAAAGACTATTTAAAAGATGCTGAAGAAATTTGGAATATGCCAAACGATGACTTTGCTAAGCTAAAGGCTAAAGTAATGTCAAAACAAAGTTTATAATATTAAAAAGGATAAAAAATGGCTTTTGCAAGTTATAGTGCTGTAACTGGTGGTTTTCAAATACCAGCCAATGTACAGTTTTATTATGATAGAAATTTATTAGAGAATGCTAAAGAAAAGTTGTTCTGGGGAAAGTTCGGAACCAATAAAGTTTTACAGAGAAAAAATGGTAAAGAAATCAGATTTTCAATGTATAAACATATACCTGTAGCCCTTGATGCAAGTGGAAACTTAACAGATACTCTTGCAGAAGGAGCAGGAGCAGTCAATGCTAAGCAAGTAACTAAGATTACTGTTTCAGCAACAATGGTCAGGTTTGGTTCTTATATACCTTATTCTGATGAAGTTGACTTATTTCATGAAGACCCTGTGATTACAATAATTACAGATGAATTGGGTGCGCATGCTGGACTTACAGTTGATACTTATTATGGACAAGTATTCTCTGGCGGTTCTAATGTTGTTTATACAGCAGGAACAACAACTGATGGTATAGCTCCTGCTAATATAATAGATGTAGCATCATTGAATAAAACAGGTAAAGCACTTAGAATGGCTTTAGCAGAGAAGTTTACTTCAAGAATGGGAACAGCTAATAAGTATGGTTCTGAACCATTAAGACCATCTTATTATATGGCAGTTCATCCTGATGTAAGAGATGATTTAGAGAATGTTGCTGGGTATGTACCAGCTGAAAAATATGCTTCTTTTACACAACTTGCACCGCAAGAAGTAGGAGCAAGAAAAGAGCTTAGGTTCTTAGAGACAACAAGAGTTGAAACTGTTTTAAATGCAAATTCTACACCAACAATAGTATATAAGAATATTGCATTTGGTAAAGATGCTTTTGGTATAGTAAACTTAAGTGGAAAGAAAAGAATTAGAACAATAGTTAAACCAACAAGTGCTGGTGGTGCTGAAAATCCATACAATACTAAAGGTTCAATAGCTTGGGTAGCTGATACTTCAGCCCTTATCTTGAATCAGTATTTTGTATGTAGATTAGAGTGTGCAGCAACAGAGAACACAACTGTAGCAGGAACTAACCCTAACATTTATGGTGTCTAACTGATAGACTAACATCCCCTCTTAATTGAGGGGAATTTTATTATAGGAGTTTAAAAATGAAAACCAACCTTAAAGATTTAACAAGAGATGACTTAAAGTCAATAGCAAATCAAAAAGGAATTAGCTTTAAGGCTAATATACCAACAGAAAAATTAAGAGAGTTAATAGAAGAATACAAAGAACCAGATGGAGAGGTAGAAATGAAAAAACCATCTGATGGTAAACAAATAAGATGTATAGTAAGAAACTTAGACCCACAAAATCCTATGACAACTTGTGAAGTAGGAACAAATGGGTATTTTTTATCAATACCATTAGATAAAGAAGTAACTATAAGTGATTATTTTTTTGGTACAATAAAATCAGCATACTGGGTAAAACCAATAACAGATGAAAACGGACAAGTTATAAGAACAGAAAAAAGAAAAACATATACAATAGAAATAGTATAATATATAGAACCACTTTTCTTTGGGTGGTTCTGTTATGTTATAAAAAAGGATTAAAAATGGCATATATGGATTTTTTAAATAATATGGGTGGAGGATTAAGTAACATGGTTCCGAACACATATGCAAATATGGGATTGGGTCAATTTAGTTTACCTGATAATACAAACACAACACCTTCAGTTTTTGAAGGAGTATATGCTCAACCACAAAGTAGTTTTCTACATGAAATTGGCAATATGTTTGGTGGACTAGGACACTCACTTGGAAACACAACAAGTCATCAATGGGCAAACTACGGTTCTTTGGCAGGTGCATTAGGAGGACTAGGACTAGGCTATATGAATTATAAAAATGGTCAAAAAATGCAAAACTTATATAAACAACAAATGGATTTTAATAGAAATCAAATATTAGAAGACAAAAATAGGTTCTTGACAAATCAAAAGAACCTAACAAATAACTATATGCACCACGCATAAATAAAGGACAATATATGTCATTTTATCAAACAAGATTACTTCAAGCAAATCCACAGTTAATGACTATGGGTGCAGAAATGGAAAGCAGAGCTGGTAATGGAGTATTACATGCACTAACTGGTGGTTTTAATGCACTGAGCAAAAATGCTGCTTACAATGAAAACAATGCTTATAGAAATATGCTTATGCAACATTTAAATGATTTTCAACATCAAAATGTAGGCACAGAAAATGAAAGAATAAATCCTCTTGAGCAAAGCAACGGAACAGCCTTTAATAGCTATTTAGCTAACGCTAGTAATCTTGTTCACGGTATGGATGCGCAAAGGGCTCAATCAATATATTCTCCAATCAATCACGAAAGAATGTTAAATGCACAAGCAGACCAAAATTTATTGAATAGCCATATTAAACAAACAGCACAACAACAAACAGCAGATATGCAAAACTATATCAATCAAGTAGGTGATGCGAATAAAGATGGTGTAATTGATATAAGAGACTTAAATCCTACTGAACAAACAGCAGTACAAGGCTTATATGGTTCAGTAGCAAATAAACTCTTAGGTACTGCACAACAGAACCAGGGTATGCTGTCTATGTTCAATATGCAACATAAAAACAGATTAAATGAATTAAAGACACAAAACGATTATGC